AAAAATTATATTTTTCCAGATATAGAAAATATTGGTCCGTTAGAAATAATTGAAGACAATAATATTCTTGATAATCAATTAGCGGTAGGAGACAGTCGTTTTGCGCGTATCTATGAAAAAGGAGGTGTCGCTATTTCAAGAGTATATGTTGGAACTCAAGCAATTGAAGATATAGTTACTATTAAAGGAAGAAAACGTATGTTGTTTTTAATCAGAAATGTTGATAAAACAGGATTTATGAAAGTAACTGATATAACTGCTGCATTAACAACATTAGCAACTTAATATATTTTATCATGGATGAAGATGAAAAAATAGATTTAATAAAAGTTCGTTTTTTAGTAGATTATAGTAATAGAAAAGCTGGTGATATAGGAGAATTTAGTGTTGATAATGCTTATTTAATGGTTGTAAAACAAGGAATTGCAGAATATTCTGATCCAATAATAACACCGCAATCGAAACGATTAAAACAAACAAAATTAGATAATGAAAATCCTGAATCATAATTATGTATTTAATAGATAATTCTTATTTCATCGGAAAATATGAAATTCCTGATATTGATGAAAGTCAGTCAGGAGTTTCAGATGTTCTTAATCAATTCATTGATATTGAAGTGAGATTGTTTATGCAGGATTTATTGGGAATAGAATTGTTTAAAGAATTTGACAATTATATTAAGCCATATATATCATTGCCTATTGTTTTGCCTCGTCCTGAACATCCGGCTATTTTACCTGATCCAAATCAAAAATGGTCAGATTTGATAAACGGAAAAGAGTATAAAGATGCAAATGGAAATCCGAAGAAATGGAACGGTCTTGTCTATAAAATAGGTAATTATCCAAAATCTTTACTTACAAATTATATTTGGTGCGCTTATTTTATGCAGAAAAATAGAATTGATGGTAATGGAAATGCGAATGTAATTAGTAGTAAAAATGCTCTTTTAGGCAATGCAGCCAATCAATATTTTATGATTTGGAATGAATTCGTTTTGATGACAACTTCTTGGAGAGACACAGAATTTGTGAGCCTGAATCAATTTTTATTCGATAATCCAACAGATTATCCGACTACGAATTTTATTCATGTTGATTTTCAAAACAGATTTTTATGATAGTCGCGGGTTTTTTAGCCAAACTATTCAAAGATATGACTTTGACTTATGATGAATATAAGCCGAATTTTGTAGACAAAACACCTATTACCAAACCTGTACAATATCATTTTGGCGATTCTAAAGAGCTTGCAAAATGGATTAGAGGACGTAGCGGAAAGCAGAAATATCCGCTTATTTGGTGCGTCATCGAACCGAGAAATAATAGCGCGATAGATACTATTAAAAGCACTTATTGCCTGTATCTATTCACTTCGACAAACGCATCTTATTACAATAACACTAGATCACTTATCAATTATTCTAATATAATCGATCCTCTTACCGATAAAATATATAAACTTTTGGAGTCAAATCCAGTTATATCATTGGCATTCAAAGATTACGAAAGTATTTTCACTACCTTAGATATACCTAATTACGGACTGGATTTCGATGATAGTGATTTTACTAAAACAACTGCAAAAGGCGCAAAAAGTATCACTATTGATATAGTTGACGCGCGAAAAATAGAATTTCAAGGAAGATTTACAAAAACTAACATTAATTGTTTAACATAAAAATTTAAGGTCATGGCAATATTAATAAATCAAAAAGACTGCCTTGTTTCAAGAAAAAATTTAGGCCTTTCAGATTGTATCATACAAGAAGGCAGATTAACTGGATTTATCATTGTTCCTAAGAGTTGGAGTTTAGATTTAGTCACCGACGCATTTGATTTGGATTATGTCAATAATCAAATCCAGTTAGGTAATTTTGTTCCGGTATTGCAAGCTGTAGAGGCCGCAAATCAAACCCCTGAAGCTACTATAGAGGAATATCCCGGAGGAATTAAGACTGTCGTTCGAAATGGGCTTCCTGAATATATGTTTAAATTTGTCAAAGGAGGCTGGAAATGGGCCAGCGCATTATATACTTACAATTCCTTCCAAGCATTCGATGTGTTACTTGTATTCTCAACAGGCGCGATAGCAGGGGCGAGCAATGGAACCAATTTTACCGGTTTTGATCTTGGAATGCTGAATAATGGCACTTATATGTTTACGGACGGATCCGTGAATTCATTCGTGCAAGTTCATATACAATTAACCAATGAAGTGCAATTCAATCGCGATGTGGCACTTTTAGATTCTTCAGTATTAGGTTTCAATGCGAATTTCGATCTTTCTCCAATAACTGATATTTCAATTGTCGGGCGTGCCAATGTTACGGATGCAAAAGTATATTTCAAGGCTGTATTCGATATGAATAAATCCACACAATTACTGGGAATAGCTCAGAGCAATATCCAAAGCTATAAAGATGGAATTATCGATCCTATTACAGCTCTGTCATTTACTTATGATACTATTACCAAAGAATATTCATTTTCTCCAACGGCGACATTTACCACTACAGATAATTTCGTTGTCACACTGTATGATTCAGTAACCTCTACAAATGTGGCAATTATTGGAACGAAATTTTACAAAGGACAGTCTCCTACAATTGTGCCGATTGCTTAAAATAATAAATCATGCAGATATTTAATAAGATATTGAGCAAAGAAGATTCTGTGGAATTCTGTAAACAGAGCGATGAATTCAAAATCGATTGGATTTTGAAAAATACAAATATGCAGGATATGAATCAGATTATGCAATGGATAAATAATCCTCCTAAGTCTATCGATGGAAAATGTGGTTGCGGATGTGGAGATTCAAAAAAGCCGGATTCGGATTTTAAAATGACAAATATCAAAAAGAAAAAGTTTGGGAATTAAAAAAAACGTATATTGTGTATGTTATCTTCCACCATATTTTTTTGTTTTTTAGAATGAGAAAGCCACTGTAAAAAGTGGCTTTTTTTATTAAAACCATATTATTATGCCATTATACGATCATATTGATAATTGCCCAGCCAAAGTTTTCTTTGAAATACTTAAGGATAAAGATTATCAGAAATTGCGTCCAAAGCCTAAAGAAAAGAATTTGGACAGTGTTTTTCTAAGCATTTATGATGATTATTTCATCAAATCAGATAATCAGGAAGCAAAAGAATATCTAAGGCTTCAGAACGTACTTGTTGTGAATGAATATAAAATCGAGATTTTAAAACAAAGTCTGGCCTTTTATTTCTATAACAAAACAACCAAAGAAATGCGCCAGCAATTCATTGAAGCATTGAAAATAGGATATGGAATTGTAATAGATGAAAATGCCGAATTCATTGATGAAGTTGGACGGGTTTTAAATATAGAACTTGGAATTTTGAGAAATGAAGTTTCTTTGGCCGAAATAAGCTTAAAAGAAATTCAAGGAAGCCATAATACGAATGATTTTGGGTTTTATGATGCGATGATAGGTTTATCCAATGTTCTTACCGGAAATAGCCTGATTAAGGACGATATGACATTATCTACATATATCGCGCTTAAAAAAAGTGCGGAAAAACAGATAGAAAGCATGAAAAAAGCTAATAAAAAATGATTTCTGCGGCCGAATATCAAAGAAGGCTTAAAAGCGTAAACAAATTGTCTGTTTTGCAGGATTTGGCTTATGAAGTAATTATAAAAGAAGAATCAACTTTGAAAGATTTAAAAGAGCAGGATTTCTTAACCGGAGATATTTATGGCGATGATAGTTTGCATTCATACAGAAGCAAAAATTATGAGTTATTTAAAGCGTATCATAATCCATTGGCCGGTGGAGCAGTCGATTTGATATTGACTGGAAAATTTGTGAATGCGATGTTTTTAAAAAAACTACAACAAAATCGATATACTTTCGGAAACAATGATAGTAAAAGTGCGGAATTATCGGGAAAATACGGCAAAGAAATTTTTGGCCTCAATAAGATTGTCTTTGATAAGTTTCAAAGGGAGATATTGGCTCCAAGATATATCCGAATGATAAAAGAAACCGCTAAAATCGAGTGATATGATAGGGATTTACCGCATAATGAACCCTGCTGGTGCTTCATATATCGGTCAATCCGTGGATATAGAGCGGCGTTTTAAGGCATATCGGAAATTGCGTTGTAGGAAACAACCGAAAATATATCAATCATTGCGGAAATTCGGGGTTGCTAATCATAGATTTGAAATACTTGTGATTTGTTTTGAGTGGCAATTGGATGGTTTTGAAAGATATTTTCAGCAACTGTTCAATTGCACGGGAAAAAATGGATTGAATTGCAAAATCACAAAAGAAAATCCAATCAAAAATTATCAGAAGTTAATAAAAAGAATTTCTAATCATAAAAGAAAATAATCATGGCAGCGGGCGAATTTATCGAAATACTCAGTTCCAGTGCTTTAGCTGATTTGAATACGCTGAACCTAGCATTAACCGAAACGGTAAAATCCGTTAAGGATATTAATACTTTTATGGGGACTATAAAAACTCCAAGCGGAAGCACCTCTGCTATTACCGATCTGAATGAAAAAATATTAAAACAGGAAAAATTATATGCTTCGCTTCAAATCCAATTGGAGAAATATAACCAATCAGTTACCCAATCTAAAATCAAAGAGGAACAATTAGTTCAAACTAAAATCAGAACCGAAGCAGCTACCGAACGTCAAAATAAAGCATTAGATAGGGAACAGCAGAAATTAACGGCCGCGTCAAATCTCTATAATAAAGTTCAGCAAAAACTCAACACTTTACAGAATGAATACAAAGCACTTGCTATTCAAAAGGAACTTACTAATAAATTATCTGATGATGAGCAGAAAAGATATGATTTTCTTCAGGGTAAGATAACAAAATACGATACCACATTAAAAGCAGTTGATGCCACTATGGGAAAACATCAACGTAATGTAGGGAATTACGCTAGCGGTTTTAATGTATTAGGAAATTCTATAAATCAATTAACTCGTGAAGCTCCGGCATTCGCAAATTCCATGCAGACTGGATTTATGGCTATTTCTAATAATATCCCGATATTCGTCGATGCGATGAATCAGGCTGCCGCGTCTACTAAACAATTGCAAGCAGAAGGCAAGCCTACTCAGTCTATACTTCAACAAATAGCTTCATCATTATTTTCTTGGCAAACCCTATTGTCGGTTGGTGTTACGCTTCTTACTATTTATGGAGATGAAATTGTTAATTGGGCTATGGATGTTACAGCGGCCGATAAAGCGGCGGAAAAATTCAAAGAGACCATGGGAGAGGTAAATTCTCAATATACCAATCAAATGGTTACTTTGGAAACGCTTCGAGATATTGTTTTAGACACTTCTAAATCAGAAAAGGAAAGAGTAGTGGCTTTAAAAGCATTAGGAGAAATAATACCATCATTGGATAAGGCCGATTTAAACCATGCAGGAACGCTTCAAAAAGTAATTGATTTGACTGATTTATATATTGAGGCTTCCTTAAAAAGAGCGGAGGCCGACATTTTGGTAAAGGAAATAGCCGAAGCGGAAAGAGAGAATTCTAAAGAAAATAATAAATCATTAGAGGAAAAGACTAAGTGGTATGAAAAATTATTATTGAAAATAGCAAAAATGAATGATGCTATAACTGGCAATGGAACACAAGAAAAGGATCAAAGCAAAGCCAACTTAGATCGAATAAAAGAAGAAGCCGATGCTAGAGACGCTAATATCAAGAAATTAAAAAAAGAATTAAAAGATAAACTTATTTCAGCAGAGGAATATGAGCAAAAAATAAAAGCATTAGAAGATAAAGCGGCTAAGGATAAAAAAGATAGAGAGATTAAAGAAAAAAGAGCAGATTTAGAAACTATTAATAATTTAAAAGCACAAGAGCAAAACGCTACTGGATTATTGCAAAAACTGGAAGCTCATAAAAAAGCTTTGGAGGAAGCTCAGGAAGCATTATCAAACAATAATGAGGAATGGGAAGAATGGGCGGTTAGAATTGGCGCGGTTCAAATAGCAATCGATCAATTGACTGGAAAGCAAACAATTTTAGATAAAGATTTAGAAAAATCAAATAAAAAACATCTCACAGAAATACAGAAAAGAATGGCAGGTGAACAAGCCTACTATGAAATGATAAAACAAATGCAAGCCGGTACCGATGCTTCATTAAAAAAGATAGGATCGGATTTTTTATCAGAGCAAGGTTTTGGAAGCTTAAATCAATTTTTCGATAACACTTTTGCTCAATTAATGGAAGGAGCGGATACAACGGCTGAAAAATTTGCAGTTTCTTTTAAAGCAATCGGAGATGTAGCCCAAGAAACATTCACTTTTATCAATAAAAATTCCCAAGCTAATTTCGACGCGGAATATGCCAGACTTGAAAAGCAAAAAGATATATCTCTAAAATTCGCCGGAGACAGTGCTGAGGCTAAAGCCAAAATTGAAGCAGAATATGAAGCCAGAAGAAAAGAAATACAAGCGAGAGAGGCAAAAGCTAAACAACAACAAGCAATATTTAATGTAGTAATAGATACAGCTCAAGCTGTCATTGCATCGGTAGCCGAAAGTCCTCTAACATTTGGTTTGCCGTTTGCCGCTGTTGCCGCTGCTATTGGAGCCGCACAGATAGCGATTATTTTAGCTCAAAAACCACCAGAATTTTGGCAAGGAACCGATAATGCACCGCAAGGATGGGCTAAAACAGATGAACGAGGTGCAGAGTTACATACAGATAACAAAGGGAATATAAAGGATTTTGGTTCAGATAAAGGATCAAGATTCAAATATCTTGAAAAAGGCGATAAAATCTTTAACGCTTATGAAACTAAAAAAATATTGTCCCAAAATGATTTTGATACCCAATTAAGCAATATTCTTATAGGTAGAGGCATCGACATTCCTGTTATTATAAATAATGGCTTAAAAGCCTCTGAAATGGATGAATTATTAGGAAAATATTTGGCCAATCAAACTAAATCAGTAATTACTTTTGATAGAAATGGCTTTGGAGCTTATTTATCTAAAAATGGAAATATTACCAGAACGGCAGAAAATCGTGGTTCCGGAAAAGGAATATCAGTATAGTACCGTAAAAAGCATGAAACAGTACCGTAAAAAGTACTGAATACCGTTGCAGTACCAAAATAAATTTCGTATGGCTGGAGAAAAATTTTATCTTAATTTTTTATCTGATGGATTTGGCAAAGTTCAAATAGACGAACCTATCGGGTTCAATATCCTATCATTTAATTTCCAGCAAAAAGAGGATGGATTTGCCCGTGATATTACATTCAATGGTGGCGAATCTCAAATGGAATTTAGTTCATATCGTGAGCATTATTTGGATAAAATATTCTATTACAATCATCATTTTGGATTCGAAAGCAATGTTGAATTAGAGATAGTTTTTCCTAATGGAGTTTCGGTTATTCATGATATTGATTTTGCTAAAGCACAAACTGATGATTTGGAATATTTCAAGTGTAAAATGATCCAGCAAAGCAAAACCCAAATAGTAAAAAGGCGCGAAGATGTAAATGTAAATTTATTCAGCTCTACCGATATTGATGGAAACCCAATTACGTTAGTTCCTACTTCTAAAATACTTTTGAAACCCAAGAGTATCTTTAAAGAATCAGCTTGGGAGCAGGTTACTTTTAATTCAGATGGCACCTATATGGAAGCTAAGGGAACCGGAGCAACAAAATTTTATCAAGCTAATCCATGTCAGATTATAACCAAAAGCGATATAAAAGCCACATTATCATCACTTACTTCATTTCAGGCTATAGAAGGTCGCAGTGATTATTATATATTGGAAGCTAAAGAGATATTAAACAATACTAGAATTACCATATCCGGTATCGAATGGCATGTATTATCTGGGGCAACTAATCGTGGCAAAGGAACTTTAGATTTGCGCTTTTATATTATTTATGGAAAAGATTTTGAATCAGCCACGAAACAAATATTAATAGCTCCGGATAAAGCATTGTGGCCGCAGCACAGTATGCGATTTGATTATGCACAGACAGCAGATTTCAACATTGATATACCATTGTTGGAAATTGGAGATAAAGTTTGGGTTTATTTTGATTATAAATTTCAAGAAACTTCTGGATTAGGAATCGCGGCTACAATTCATTGCAGATCAGATATAACCGGAATGAAAATAAAAGCAACCACAAGTTCTGCTTCATCTTATTCTGTTGTTGATGGGGTGAGATTGATTGACGCTATTAAGCAAGTTGTAAAATCAATATCTAAACTTGATGTTTCGGCCCCTTTCTTTGATAATGGAAATGATTATTACGATACGTTTTTGGTTAATGGCAATTTACTCAGAGGTCTTAAAACTTCTTTTCCAATATCATTATCTGATTTATCTAAATCCATAACCGAATGTAATTCTGATTATGAGACTGGTGATGCAGTCTTTTTTGGCAACGAGAAAGAATTTTACCAACCTATTGAATGCGGATTTTTTGACACGACACAATTTCATGAATTTGACAAAATATCTAATCCGAGATTCTGTATAAATGAATTTAGCTTTAAATATAACAAATACCAAGCTTTAAAAGAAAATGAGCAACCGCAGACAGCTGATACGGTTCATGGGGAAGCCACAATGACTTTATTTAATAAAAATGTTGAAAATAAAAAACCTATCACGGTAGAATGGATTCGAGATGGATTCTTAATTGAGGAGGCGCGAAATAAGGGCTTGCAAATAACAAAAAATACTTCTTATCAAGATGATGATAAGATATTCGCTATAGATACAGCGCCTAGAA